ACAGCCACTCCGCTTTTGCTCAAGCCGGAATCATGGGCAAACCCCGACGCCATTGTGGTGGAATTCCCCCACTTCGCACCACCGTCACCACGCCTTGCCTTTGTCCCGTACCGTTACAACGCTGTTGGTGAATACGATCCGACATGGGCTGACATGATCGATGAAAACGGAGATTTCCACGACGCCGGGGAATTCCTTGATGTTTCCACAGGTATTTACAACTTCCCCACATTCTCCCTGGTCAACAATGCCTACATCTCATTCATGGCATCCAACACCAACAGCATTGCCTACCAGCACCAGTCCGCAGAGTGGACACAGCAGCGTGCATTGGCTGGTGCAGTGAACCAATACAACCAGGCTGGAAGCGGGATTGATACATCCCAGAAGGTCAACCAGATTGGCATCACCGCAGCACAGCAGCAAATGACATTGGCTAATGACACCGCAGCGTCCAACGCTGTGATGAATGGTGTTGGCTCTGTGATTGGTGCGGCGTCCGGTGGCAATCCTATCGGTGCTGTAACCGGTGTTGGCCGGTCCATTGCTAATTACGCGATTCAGACCAACCAGAACATGCAGTCAACCGCTATTTCCAATACGGCATCGGCGCGCGCCAATCAGGCGCAGAACAAAAACGCCGGTTATGTGCGGGATAGCAACATGGACTACGCAGAGTTTTCCTCCAAGGGTGACTACGAAAACACCATTGCCAGCATCCAAGCCAAAATCCAGGATGCGCGCCTTATCCAGCCGACCACCAGCGGACAGGTGGGTGGTGAAGCATTCAACCTTTCCGTTTACAAATGGGGTTATGACGTGAAGGTAAAAATGCTTCAAAAATCTTCCATGCGTGCCGTTGGTGAATATTGGTTGCGCTACGGATATCAGGTGAACCAGTTCGCACAGATGCCTGGTGATATCCGGGTGATGGAAAACTTCACGTACTGGAAGCTTCGGGAAACGTACATTGTGAGTGCCCCGTATCCGGAGCATTTCAAACAGACCATGCGCGGAATTTTTGAAAAGGGTGTTACCGTTTGGAGAGACCCAGTTAAAATTGGGGCAATTGATATTGCCGATAACGCGCCAGTGGAAGGGATCACATTGTAATGGCAGCTAGTAAGAAACCGGATTTGGTGTACAGCAATTACAAGCCGGGGAGGTTGCGTAAGGCCAATAATGCGTTGGTTAATCAGCAGGTTCTTACGGAGCGCATGTATCAGCGCCATTTGACCGAGCTTTGTGTGAACAGGTTCAAATGGGAGAACATGCCAGAAGAAATTGATTTGGATGCTCTGCGCTGGCTTGAACTTCACCTTTCCTTCAATGGTGTGGTGGTGTTCTTCAAGCACCCTGACAATGATAAATACATGGTGGCTCATGCTGCCGGAACGTCACAGGTGAATTGGTATGACAACCCTACGGAATGGACCGTCATGGGTGCACAACTTGCCTCACTCACGTTCACTGATGAAGAATGTGTGCCCATTTACGGGAACGCTCTTCGCACCCCTGATACGGACATTGTGAACCTGTACGCCTACAAACTGGCGAACCTTGACCGGACTATTGAAATGACTGCCAAGAATCTGCGTGTCTCAAAAATGGTGACCGTGGATGAATCGCAGCGGCTTACGTGGGTGAACTTGTTCCGCCAGGTAGAGGAAGGAGCACCGTTCATTTTCGGTGTCAACAACGCCATTGATTCCGGCGCTATCCAGGCACTTGATACGGGTGCAATGCCTGAATCCCTCCCGAAGCTGTTGGAAGCCAAAGCGAAGCTGTGGAATGAATGCATGGGTTTGCTCGGTTTGAACAACGCCAATCAGGACAAGAAAGAGCGCCTAGTGTCCGATGAAGTATCGGCCAACGATGAGCAAGTACAAGCATCACGCAACATCCACCTGAAAGCCCGGAAAATGGCTGTCAAGAAAATCAACAAAATGTTTGACCTCAACATCAACGTAAAATTCGACGACATGATCGACACAGCAATCCCGTCCGACGCGGACAGCGGATTGCACATCGTGGGAGATGAAAGTAGTTCGGACAGTGCTGACAGTGGAAAGGGTGTAGCGTAATGGCTGACTTCACCATGGAACTTTGGGAGGTTATTGATTTGGAGGGCATCACCAATATTGGATTGGATGATTACCCCATTTTTGATGAAACCTACCGGGCGCATTTGAATGACAAAATCATTCAACACTTCTACACGCGCGAAATCGGACAGGAAAGCATCGGGCATTTCCGTTTGCAGTTGCGCCGCAAAATGCATGAAATCATGCCCTACTGGAACCAACACTATCTGGCGTCACAGAAAACCATTGACCCGCTGCTTACGATCAATTACCGGACGGCCACCAATTCCGAAGCCACCGGGGCAGTAACGGGTGAGGGTACCAATAACAGCAGTAGTGATGCTAAATCGCGTGCCGTGGCATCCACGCTCCCGCAGGTGATGTTGTCCGGGAATGGTGACTACGCGGAGAATGCGCAGGACAATGTTTCCGGGACCACAGCGGAGGCTACCACCACGGAATCACAGAACTCCACCAATTCAGGTAATGTGGATTCTGAAACAACCGGTTACCAGGGAAACCCGGCAGTCCTTATTGCAGAATGGCGTGCTACTTTCGTAAACACGGACATGGATGTGATAGCACAACTTGAACCGTTGTTTATGGGCATTTTCATGACACAAGACGATTACACAACTAATGGAAGGTTGCCGCGATATGTCGGTTACTACGGGTATTCCCTTTAATATTGGTCCGCTCAACAACATCCAGCCGTTCACCTACCGTGACCAGCTATCCCATATGGGGATGCTTGAAAAACTCCGCGTCTACATCAATGAATCGTTGCGCCCGGAATTCAACGAGGAAATGCAACGCATCCTTGACGAATTCCAGGAAGGTGTGACCAACACCGAAACCAACTACCTTGCCTTTGTTGACCAGATCAATGAAGCGGTCATGCAGATCAATAACCGTGTTGGCCCGGAATCCATGCACCGCGTCGAGCTTGCAGCGGACTACACCCTGACCGTTGACCCTGTATGGCCGGATGAGCACCCCATCCGTTTCCAGTTCACCCAGGACTCCACAGGCGGTCACGCTGTCACGTTTGACAGCGAAATCATCGGCTCCGCTGGCATTGACCCAACACCAGGCGTGATGACAGAAATCGAGTTGGTGCCGGACGGTGCCGGTAACTGGATGATCCGAACCCTCAACAAACCCCCGGTCATTGATGTGGTGAAGGAATTCGGGGCACGTCCCGGGGGTTTCTTTGACAACACCGTGAAGTTCAACGCGGCCATGGATGAGGCGCGCGCTTCCAAGCGTGAAGTGTTCATCCCTGCCGGTGTGTGGCTGTCCAGTGGTGAAGTGAACATTTCCGGTGTCACCATCCGTGGTGTCATGTCCGGATACCAGAATCAGGACGGAACCATTATCCGAGGTGACGGGACGAATATTGCGTTCAACCAGTCCGACGTTTCCCCACTGGCAAATGTCCGTTCCGGTGTCCACAACATCCGCTTTGAGAATGTGGAAACGGGTTTGCGGGTTAGTTACTCTGTCAACAGCCACTACTCGGACTTGTATGTCATGGACGCCACAGGCGACGCGCTGATTTGTGGTGACATTTCCATTATTGGTCCGTTGTGGAATGTGTTTGATCGTTGCGTGGCTATCAGTTCGGACGGTTACGGTTTGCGACTTGCAGGTTTGAATTGGTGCAACTCCAATCTTTTTGAAACCTGCTATTTCAAGGGCACTACCGGTGCTGTGAACATCTTGTCTGCCAGCGGATTCGGTTCACTGGACAACAAATTTCACAACACCGAAATTGTTTCCGCTGTTGGGCCGGGCATTGTGTTCAATGGCACCAACCGTTCCACCACCATTGAAAAGTGTTTCCTTGAGCCAAAGGGACCGGCCATTGTTGTCAACAACTCCACCCAGGATTTGCAACTCATTGGCAACGTGTACGGTTCTACGCGGAACAACATTGTGGGTTATGGTCCGTACTTCGTTGAACACAAAGCATCCACACTGTCCGTGAGGGTTTTGGGTGGATGGATCACTACCAACGCCATTCCAGAGCAAACGGATTTGCGTTTCATCGGTTCAGCGATTCCTGCTAACCTGGTGTTGGAATACTTGGCAGAACCCAACACTGTTGGCATTGCATCCGCAGGTTTCAAGATTCATGATGAGACGGTGATTAGTGCCGCGCAAAAGGTGCACCGTGGGAACCTGTTGGTGAAGAAATATGTTGCCCCGTCCATTGAAATTTCCTATGCGGACGGCACGCGCCTTTTCACTATCAAGCGGAACGGCACGCAGGGTGGTTCTGACTTTGGTGTGGACTTTGTCAATGAGGGGAACAAGGCATTCCATATTGTCGCTAGCGGAATGACCATCTTTGACGGGCACATTGCCACAGCCAAGGCAACAGCAGCAACAACACCGGGTACACTTGCTTACAAGATTCCGGTGCATAATGATGCACAGACACAAATCGGTTTCATTGAAGTAAAAACCGGAACCGTGTAAGCCCCTACACTGCCCCGCACTAGTAAGTGCGGGGCAGTTCTGTTTCTTCAATCATCACAATGACAGGTAATGTAATTACATGACGTATGACGATACAGCCAAGAAATTGGCGGCAAAAGTAATTGGGACTGTTGAATCAAGACTCCAATACGATTCGATTAATTACACGGACCCCATCACTGTTGGCATTGCCCAATGGTTCGGGACGCGTGCCGCCGCTATCCTGTCCCGCATGAAAGCCACAACCCATTGGACAGGTGTTGTTGCATCCCTCAACAATCAGCTTGGCTCCATCCCGTCCAATGACACTTTTTGGAATACGCGGTATCTCACCACGGATGAGGGCACCAGCCTTGAACCTGTGTTGACAGCGTGCGCCGCGATCCAGATAGACCAACTCATCAAAGACCTGGATGTTTATAAGGACGTGGCAGTGGGGGAGGGTGTAGACCCCGACGCTGACACGGAGATGATGATCCTGT